GTCAACAGGCCATTCGGGGCGAATTGTTGTTACGGATTTTTGAAAACGCCCGCCCAGGGAAAACACCAGACGCTGATATTACGCCGAGACTGTTCGCGAGATCACTTAATAGCATAGATCGGCCATTATTAGAAACCATTTTAGGTGATGAATTAGTCGAACGACTCGATGACTTGAACTTGATGCTAGATAGTAGCGGAGGGCTGAGAAATACGGTTAGCGGCAGTCAAACGGCTTACAATCTACATGCGATGGATCAAGTGGCTCAGATGGGCCAGGCTCTTAGTCAAGCGGCTGGTACTGGTTTGCAAGTCGGGGGCCGAGTGGCAGCCGCTGGCGGGTTAGGGGCAGCCGCTAACGCTGGGTTATTGCATATGTTCGGTGATCTACCTGGCCCCGAATGGGTGGCCGGTTTCGTTTTGGGTGTAGCGGGCCAGCAAGCCTATGACGCTTATCGACAATCCAAATTTGCCCGTAAATGGCAGCTAGAAGGCCATCAGTTCCCTCAATATATCCAGTCCTCGGCCCGTGTCCTGAGGCGGTTATCACCGGCGCTGGGGTTCTTGGCTCGCGAATCAACCAAAGACGAACGTAAGCAGCAAGAACAACGACGGGCGATGGATGTCATCATGGGGCTGCCCGACACCCAGAAAGGGCAATCGGCGTTAGATGAACTGCTAATGAGGTATCAATTCAAAAACTGATGAATAAATTTGTTTGGGCGGCTGCGCCGATGCTGGCTATGTTTTTAGCTTTAGGCTTGGCCGCCTTATTGATCAAACTATTTTTATGAGCCAAGAACTTATCCAGGCCACCAAAAACGGCAACGGCCACAAATTTGATCGGTCATTAGCCCACGAACTGAACTTGAAATTGATCGGGCTGATCAGTACCAGGTCGACACGGCGGCATCATTTGTCAGTGCTGTTGATGGCCGTTATCGGGCTAGTAGTGGCTGGGCTTTTTGCTTTGGCTTATTTCAAAGTCGAGGTTGATGACGGGTTAAGCGATCTGATGTTGGTGATTATTTCTATCTTGGCTACCAGCTTATCTACCTTGGTGCAATATTGGTTTAATCAGCAATCGTCTAACGACGATTCACGGATGTTGGCTTCAGCTACCTCATATGATTTGGGGTTAGAGGATCAAGATGATGATGGAGAGTAACGGCAAGCCGGATCACGAAATCATTATCGGGCTAGAGAAAGAAACAGAAATCCAAGCCCAACAGATCACGATGCTGACTGAACGGCTTAACGAAACGCAATCGGCTAACGAACAACTGGTGAAATTGAGCGGCCAAATCTCGATCATCAAAGTGGTTTTCGCTGGTTGCGTCTTTATTCTTAGCTCGACTTTATTATTGTCTGCTGCTTCCTGGTTCGTGGCACCAGAACACTCGGAATCAGTAGAAAAAACAGTAAATTCGACGCTATCACTGGCAGAAAGGGCGCTTTTAGTGTTGATAGGCGTATTATCCAGCCTGGCCAGCGGTTTATATGGCCAGAGAAACGGAGGAAGTAATGGGGCATGATGATCGGGAATGGCTAACGATGGCCGAGGCCGCCCATCGGTTGGGGCGGGCCAAATCGACAGTGTTCGGCTGGTGTTTGCGGCCTGAGGTGATCAGAGAGCGCCGTAAAAATGTTTGGCACGTTGTGTTTGATCAAACTCTGATCGATATTTCGCAAGAATCCAGACGAAAACCCAAGCGCGACGCGCTGATCTTGCCGATCCAAACAATGAAAGACATCAAGCATCAAGTCTGCCCACATTGTGGGTCCAGCGATTGGCGACGGGGCGGCTATTCTCACTTGGCTGGCGGCGCTAAAAATGTCAGGATGAATTGTAATGATTGCCTAGCTTATTGGAGTTTGCATTTGCCAGCAGATAACAAAAAACCCAAAAAAACCAGCAATCATTGTGCCAAACGTGTTGGGCCGTATGTGCCAGATTCGCCCGAACGGGTAGTCGCAGATCGACGGCACTGGGTGAAAGAGTACGTTAGGGACGGCTTGAAATTAGGAAAGATTCTAAATGTTTTTGGGCCTAGCCTGAAAAAAGAAATTACAGGTTATTATCAGGAGTTTGTTAATGAGCTTAGATAAAGTTGATAACTCGAAACCGCAGCATCACAAAGAATCAGACGATTACTGGTACGCTGAAGGCGCTGACGGTAAGCCGCTGCTGTTTTGTCGATCAGAGATGGAATCAGCCCGACGACGGGCGCAACGACGAACAGATTTGCGGCCTCAACTCGGATGGTGGCCTCGCCTGTTTGGGGCTAGGCGATGAGGTTCAGGCTGCCGCGAATCCCTAACAGTAACCAGATTTTGAACCAGTTGATGGACGAGATCGGGAACAGTGATTTCGCTTCAGAGATTAAAGAAAGCATCTTGTCAGAACTGCAAGGCGAAATTAAAACGGTGGCTAGCCAACTAGTAACAGAATATATTGACGAAATCAAAGATCAACTAATCGAGTCAGCTTCACAGAGAATGATTGATATTATTCATAGTTCATTGATGCAAGCACTCAGCCGAGAGGAGTCCCCAGATGAGTGATGAACAGATTATTAAAGATTTGAGTATTCGACTGCGGTCAATCGAAGAACAGTTGCAAAAACTTCATGTCAGTGTGGCCGAAATCAAAGCCAATCAGCGCATCTCTGGTTATATCGGCGGGGCGGCACTGACGGCAGTGGCTGGCATCTTAGCCAAACTGTTGATCACATGAGTTATGAACCCGCTATTGCTGGTTCGGTTGCTGTTGTCGCTGAAAGATTATCAGAAACAGATCAGCCAAGAAGCCGACAAATTCGATCAAGAAAACAACCTGTCAAATACTGCCCCAGGCACTAAAAAAATATCGCATCTAATGATCGGTGCAAAAATCATGCTGACGGCGATGGTGTTGGGCGATTTACCGATCGACTTCCTCGATTTGTCGGGCATCTCAGAGAAGCTGGGTTGGCTGGGCGTGTTGCTGGTAACTGGCGTGCTGTTGTTCGGTTTTCTGGCGTTGATGGCTATCCAAGAACAGGATAATCGGCGGGCCGAAATCCAGCGGGCTGATCGGTAACACAGTTCGAGCGGTTTAGATGTTATCCTAAAGGCCGTAAATTAAACTATCAAACAAAAAGGGTAGTGCGATTTATTTAATTTGATTCCTCCCTCCCTAGCCATTCTAGCGGGGGTTTTTTTTGCGCCAAAACTGCCACCAGGCGGGCGGTGCTTCGAGCAGACGCTGGTTCTGTTCGATCATCTGCTGTTGCATGGCAACTAATTGTTGGGCCTGATCTTGTTGTTTTAGGGCTTCGGCCAGATGGTTGTTAAGGTCGGTTATCTGCTGTTTGAGTTCGGTGTTATGAGCTTGTAATAGCTCTAGCTCGCGTCGGGTTGGTGGCGGGCTGACGTCAGATGACGTCGGAGTGGTGTCAACTGGTGGCGGGCTGGCGTCATAAGCGACTAGCAATCGATTCTGTTCACCCCGTTTGGTTTGATAACCTTCAGTTTCGATCCGTCGCCTAGCCGTACTTTCACTGACGCCAAGCATGGTAGCAAGTTGCTGAACAGTAACCCAGTTTTCTGACATGCTATTAGCAACGCAGTTTCAGCCTGAGCGGTTGCGATAAAAACAACCCCTACTATAATATGCCGCTGAAGTGGCAAAAGTGGACATGAAATATAAAATTATTACTGTTTTTTTGCTTTTAGTGCATTTTATAGTGTTTCATCCTTGACATTATTCTAGGACGGGTGTATAATTGGAACCATCAAACAAGAGGTTTAGACAAATGGAAGAAAATAAATTGAAAATTCAGCAGATAGACATAGCCACTTACGAGGGGATGATTCCGGTAGGTACAGATTTAGTAATTTTTGAATCTGGTGATTTTTCTTCAGCCATTATATTACATGGATTTGATGAAATTGGCATATTTGACAGCAAATTTAAAGCTCCAGCTTACGGCTTTATGAATGACTTATAAGGAGCTAACCATGACTAACCAAGAAAAATACGAATACGAGCAGATTATCACTGTGTTTATGGAAGATGTTTTTGACTTTGGTTCTAGGAATAAATTGTGCTTTTGGTTGAAAACGAAATTCAGCACTGACGATATGAAGTACTATTTAGCCACACACCGTACAGTACTGAATGACCGTCTGCAAAACGACTTAAAAAGTAGTGTCGAATTGGCCAACTGGTTTCAACACAAACTGACTATTAGTGAAATGAGCGAATATCAACAATAATGCAACTCCTTAGCGCCAACGAAGCCGCCGAAGTTTATGGCTGTTCAGTTAAAAACATTTATTATCTAGTCAGTGTCGGGACTCTCAAGCCCGAACGCACAAAACCCCTACTCCTCGAACGCTCAAAAGTAGAAAAACTGGCGGCCAGCAACCTGAATCGTGGCGGCCAGCGAGCCAAACATAAATAACGTCCCATAATAGGAATTATCGGACGTTATTCGTGGAATTGGCAGCATCTAAACACAATATCTAGTCATGCTTTCCTGATTTGGCAGTTAATAACCAGCAAAAAAAACGTCCGATAATAAATGGCAGAAAATGACAAGTTAAAAAAAATACACAACCCCTGTTTTTAGACTTGTGTTTACGCAAGGGGGGGGGTATAATGTAACATGAATATGATTATTACTGTAGCAGAAGCGGCAAAAATCTATGGGTGTTCGGCCTCCAACATTAGAAGATTGATTGCTGAAGGTAAATTGAACCCCATCCGAAAGAACCCGTACCTGTTACACGCGGAAGATGTTAAGAAGCTGTCAAAGGTCAACGCACCGAAGCGATTAGCGGTGCTAAGGGGGCGAGGCGAACATGTTTGATCTAAAAGTTGCGAAAAAGGAAATGAAACTAGCAATTAGTGCGGCGGGGTTGTGGGATGAACTTGCGCTAAAAATGAGTCGCCATCCTCGAACTTTGAAGCGCTGGTTTTCGCCGAACGGCGATGGCATGTCCGTTGCTTGTTTGCTCCTCTGCGCCGAGTATGAGGAGTTGAAACCGGCGTTTTTGGCGGCTATCGAATCCTTAGCATCAGATTTACGAGGTCAATCCGAGTGTTGGGCTGTCGCCTACAAATTCAAATACAAAAATCATGCCGGTGCGCCTAAAGAATCGCTGCGGCTACTGAGCCGTTTGCACACTGTTTTTTCGCGACTGCCTGGCTGCAAGGCAACCATAAGAGAATCGACTGATACGGGTGTGGCGATGCTGCTACTCAACACACCCTATCGGCCTGAATTGATTGACGAATCTTTAGAGGACGAATTAGGTATTAAATATCGAGCGCCATCAGATTTCGTCGACGCTGAAACTGGCCTCGGTTATGGGCTGCTGATAGGTAAAGTGTATCGAGAATTATTTAACGCTGACGTTTCGGACTGCCTGGGGCAACTAAAACAACATTGCACCATGCTGACCCCTGTTCGCCTACACGCGCCAAAAATAAATCAATTGTAATTAAAAACTAGACGTTATATAATAGCATTAGTTTCAGCCATTAGTTTATAATTCGCTGACACAAAAAAAAAGCCGAAAGCGGCAAACTTTCGACTTTTTACATTTTAAAAACCTTTTCATCGACCAAGATTTGGGGTTTTTTGTACGAACGACAAATAGCGAAGTTTTTAGGACGCCGCTTTTTTTTGTCGCTCTGGTTGGAATTATATCAAGAGATGACAAATTTGTCCATCAAAATCGAAAACGTGTACAAAAACGTGCATTCTGGATTCATTAGCCCATTTCGGGCATAAAAAAAAGCCCCTGTCGGGGGGCTTTAATCAACAACTGGCGTTAGACGCCAAGGAGTTCTCACATGAACAATCCTACCACGAAAAACACTAGCAAGTCAATCAAGCGGGACGATCTATCGATGCTGCTGCGCCAGACGCCAGCCGCTTTCAACTGGCGATTTGGCCAAGGGTTCGGTCAACAGCTAGACAGTCCATCGATTGAACGAGTCAATCCCAACCGCGCTGAAGAAATTAAGCAAATCGGGGGTACCAAATGAGCATCGATAAAAACAAGGAAGTCAACGAGTCCATCTTCCAAAAACTGCGAGCCTATACAGACAAAAAGCACGCCGAAACGCCGCTGCTAGAGAAGAAGCAGAGTTTCGATTATATCTGTTGGGCTACCGCTTTAGCGAGTGTGTTGGAAGTTTATCCAGACGCATCTTGGGAAATCACGCGCTTTGACGGTTTACCGTATCTGAAAACCGATCTCGGCTATTTCGTCGAAGTTTCGATGACTATCGACGGCTTGACTCGCACTATGTTACACGCAGTGGCTAACGGTAATCGAGCTAATAACTCTCCAAGTTCAACCGATATATTCAACTCTACTCAGCGCGCCTTGGCCAAAGTGATCGCGGTACACGGTTTCGGACTCCAATTGTGGGAAAACGCCGAACGCGAGCAGATGCGGAAAGAGCAAGTAGAGTGGCAGAAGGAACAGGACAAAAGCCCGAAGGCTGAAAAGAAACCAGAGCCTAGCAAGGCTGAAAAGAAACCCAAACCCAAAGTGGTAGAAGATCCAAAGGCCGACGAAAAGCCTAAAACCTGGCGGCAAACGAAAAAAGAATTAACCGCCCGCGTTAGAAAAGCATATATCGGTAAGATCGATTTGGATCGGGTTGATTTGTTAGCCGCCAAAATATTTGAGTGGGACGATCAGAAACTTGATGCCTTCAAGTCGAAAGGGCGACTAGGTTTATTATCAGCCGAGCAGTTAGCAAAATTAGCCGAAGAATTGGAGAGCAACAGTAAGGAGTTAGCATCGTGAATCAAGCAGTTAAAGATACCAACAGCAAACCCCGCAATCGTTACGGGCGTCATCCGATCAATATCGTCAGCCATTTAGTGGCTGGCGGTATCAGTGGTAAATCGTTAGCCGTTTACATGGCGCTAGGTGATCGGCTGATTGATAAGAGTAATACCACGATTCAGCTAAGTGATCTTTGCTTATCAGAGTTGACAGGATTGAGCGAGAAGGTATGTGCTAACGCTCGACGCGACTTTGACAAGGGTGATTGTGTCGAAGTTTCACCGGCCAAATACAAGAACGGTAAGAAGAAAAACGGGTACTTTATTTATCGTTTAAAAACAGCCGAAGAGGTTGGCCAAATCCTGAAACCGGACTTCCGAAACTCGGATAAAAATATCCCAGATCGGGACGTAGAAATCCCAAACTCGGACAAAAAAATCCCAGTTTCGGACAAAAAAATCCCAAACTCGGATATTCAACCCACCTCAAACCCAGTCATAGCAAGGGATAGCGCCAAGTCCTCTAACTACTCTTCTAACTACTCTTCTAACTACCTCCCTAACTACACGGGGGGTGGTAAGGAAAGAATTGATCAAGAGGGTAATTATGATGATCGATTACTGTCATCTATCGCCCGATATTGGGCCGAGTCGGGTGAATTAAATGCTAACGGTTTACCTGAACGACAAGCCAACTCAGCCCAAGTGGAACAGTTGATCGATAGTATCAGGAAACGCACCCAAATCGATGATCAATCCTTAATCGCTTTCTGTATCAGTCTGTTCAAGAAATCAACCGAGGCTGACGGGTTGGGCTATTTCATCAAGGCTTATAGTGGCCAACAACTGTTAGCTGAGGCTTTGGCCAATCGGGACGGCCAACTCAGGCGACGGGCCGAGATAGAGAAAACCAGGCAGATGTTGGCCACTGATAAATATCAGCGGGGCGAGAAGGTGCATAAAACGATGGATGAACTCATGTCGGGTTCAGGTTCAGCGGTGGAAACACCGAGGGACAGGGCCAGGGCTGAACGGGTGGCCCGTATCACGGTGGATCAAGGGGTTCAACCCTCGATAGAGTCAACCGAATCGGTAGGCAGTTTGACTCAAGGCTTGGGGTTCCAACGTGAATAGAGAATCTCAAGCCCTGGCCAAGATCGGGTTAACGGCCTGTTCAGAGAACAAAACACAGATGGATATTATCAAGCAGTATTTTGAACGAATATTGCGGAATTTAAACAGATTGGAGAAACAGCTAAAAAACGATGGCAACCAAGTTAGTCAAGATTGAAGATATTACCATCGATTATGCTGTCAACGTGTCGCGGCCTGAAGGTTTAGACTTGACAGTGCTGGCCCAATACGCTGAAGCGATGGACAACGGGGCCAATTTCCCGCCGATAGTGGTTTTTGATGATGGGGCTAAGAAATGGTTGGCCTCAGGGTTCCACCGTTTGGCGGCGGCTGATTCGATTGGCTGGGCTGAGTTTGAAGCCGAGGTCCGTACTGGCGATAAAACCCAAGCGATTAGACACGCCTGTTCAGACAATGCCGAACACGGTAAACAGCGCACCAATCAGGGCAAACGGCAGCAAGTCGAACAGATGCTGAAGCTAGAAGGTGAGTGGAGCGACAGGCAGATCGCCCGTTGGTGCCAGGTTAGCAACAGGTTTGTTAGTAATCTGAGAAATCTCACTGTGAACGTTCACAGTGAGAACCAGGAAAATTATACTGGATGTTCATCCAGTATCAATCAACAACGAACTTATGTAACCAAACATGGAACGGTTTCCACTATGAGGATTGGCAATATAGGCGGCCAGCCGATTACCTTGGCGGCTGCGCCTACGGCTGTCAACCCGCCTGACTGGTATCAGTCCTCAGAGTCCGATGATTGGTGGACACCGCAATGGTTGTTTAATCGGTTAGATCGAGAATTTAATTTCGAGCTTGATGTTTGCGCTTCACCTGATAACGCTACCTGTCAGAACTATTACAGTCGTCAGGATGATGCCTTGCAACAAGAATGGACTGGTATCTGTTGGATGAACCCGCCTTATGGCCGTACTGGTGATCAGAGTATTTATGACTGGATGGCCAAGGCCCATCAATCGGCCCAGCAGGGGGCGACAGTGGTTTGCCTAGTGCCAGCCCGAACCGATACCGAATGGTGGTGGCATCACTGTTTAGAGGCTGAAATACGGTTTCTGAAAGGCCGGTTGAAGTTCTCTAATTCGGACAACAGCGCCCCGTTCCCGTCAGCGGTGATTATTTTTCGGCCTGGTTTGCCTGATACTGGCCAAGTCAAATGGTGGAAAGTAGACAAATGACGTTTGCCCAGCATTTGAGCATCGGGGCCAAAGGCGAAGAGTTAGCCAAAGCCTGGTTGATCCATTATGGGCATACGGTAATCAGTGATTTAACAGCAAATAATTGAAAGTCCAATCCTGGAACCGGAGAACCGAGAGGTGCAACAAGTTTTATGGTAAAGAAATACAATTACGTCAAGAAACGGAAACGCAAAAACGGGCATCGATGGGAAGTGCGGATTCGGATCGACGGGCGTCAGCAATATGTTGGTGTTTTCGATGACGAAGTTGAAGCGGCTGAAGCGGCAGATCATCACTTGTTGACTGTTTTGGGGGCCGAGGACGTGTTAGCCCAACGACGACCGCTGAATTTTCCGCACAAATATCGGGTTGTCCAAAACGATTTAGGTGTGCCGGTACTAGAAAAGAAATGACTAAACCCGAACTCAGCTCGACTTCGCTTCGACAATTGCTGACTGAGCGTAAGGCTTGGGAACTGTTGCGATTGGTTTATCACGATCAGCCCAGCAAGTCAGACATTAAGCGATGGGTGCTTAATATGTGTGCCGAGTCGGTGGCGACTGACAGGCCGTTCTATCAGGCCGCTGCAGATATGGCCAGCTTCGTTTTGAGTGATGATATTACGGCTGAAAGCGCCAGGTATCACCTTAACCGGCTGCCAGACGTTGAAAAATAGCCATTTTCAACGTAGTTGTTGATTCCGCTTGACATTAAATAGATAATTGAGATGCCAACTTCCTTCATAGCCCCGACCCAAATCGGGGCTTTTAATTAGAGATGCAGAATCGCAAAGAATCGCATTTGCAGACGGCAGTTGAACGGTTGTTACGGATTTACGAGAAACGGGGTCAAGCCCTATACATCAAAAATAATAGCGGGGCGATCAAAACCGAAAAGCGGTTCGTCCGGTTCGGTAAAGTCGGATCTTCTGATTTCTTGTTATTTATGCCTGATAAAACATATTTCCTGGAATGCAAATCAACCAAAGGTCGTCAGACAGATCGGCAAGCCGATTTTCAACGCCGTGTCGAGCAGTTGGGCCAGCATTACCAATACCTGATAATCAGAGAAGTTCGGCAAGTTTACGACATTTTAGAGGCTAAAGATGGATCAGTTTGATCGAATATTTCAGCAGATTATTAAGCATGAAGGAACAGCCTTCACTAATATTGCCCAGGACAAAGGTAAAGAAACTAAGTTCGGGCTGACTTTGGCCACCTTGCAGAAACTAGAAGCCTCGATGACGGCTGAACTGTTAGAGCAAATGAGCCAGACAGAAGCTAGGGGCTGGTATCTGCAACTGTATGTCGAATCCCGTTGCGATAGCTTGGACCTGGATGACGAATCAAAGAATTATTATTTCGATATGTATATCAACGGCGGCCCCCGTATGGCCGGTTGCTGCCTTCAAGCTGCCATTAACCATCGGTTATCGACTACGGATCAGAGTCAGTGGGTGGACGTCGATGGTGTGCCAGGCAATGCCAGTCGTGAAGCCTTGCGTCGAGTGGGCGGGGTTACTTGGTTAGAGTTAGCAATGCAACGGGCGGTGTTTTTTGTCAATAACGTGCTGAAAGGATGCCGCTATCGATGGAAACAGGGACAGGAACCTAACCGCAACGATCAAGAGATTTTTTTGTATGGTTGGCTGAGACGCTGTTTTTTGTTGGCCGATGATGGCCGAACCGAGTTGAAGCAGTACGATAGCCAGCAACTGCGGGCCGAGTTGGAGCAACGCGGAGAATTGTAAATGAAAGCCAGTTACGACGCCAAGATCGGTAGAGAGTCAGATCGCGCTTTCGAGTATTTTTTACTTTATCGCGATATGCCGCCTCAATCGAGATCGATCCGTAAGTTGATGAAATTCGAGGTGAACGGAGAAAAAGCCCAGTTCACCACTTTGGGCCGATGGTCAACTCAATACGACTGGCAAGAGCGGGTAAGAGATTTTGACTTCCATTTAGCCCAGTTGCGGATGATAAAACTTCGTGAACAACATGAGGCCGAGAATCAAGAGTTCACTGAGAACATGTACCAAACTACTCGCGCTTTCCATAACGCGATTAACAAGAAATTAGATCATTTGGCTGGCCAGCCAGCGGCAGAAATGGCGGCTAACGAGTTACGTCAGCTAGCCTTGACTTTTGACATTACCAGCAAATGGTTATGCCAACTGATCGGCATTCAAGAGAGTAATAACAATTGAATCATCTTGACCTGTTCAGTGGTATTGGCGGGTTCGGGTTAGCGGCTCGATGGGCAGGGCTGAAAACGACAGCATTCTGTGAAATTGATAGCTATTGCCAAAAAGTTTTGAATAAGCATTGGCCTGACGTGCCGATTTACGATGATATTAGAGAATTTGGTAAAGAGAGATTAGAAAACGATGGAATATCAACAGATGTCGATTTTCTCACCGGCGGGTTCCCCTGTCAGCCATTCTCAGTCGCTGGACGGCAAAAAGGCCAAGACGATAACCGGCATCTCTGGCCAGAAATGTTACGAATTATATCAGAGATACGCCCAAATTGGATCATTGGTGAAAATGTGTCTGGTTTCATCAGCTTGGCACTCGACGATTGTCTCGCTGACTTGGAAAGTCAAGGTTACAAAACAGAAACGTTTGTATTACCAGCTTGTGCCGTCAATGCCCCGCACCGACGAGATCGAGTTTGGATTGTGGGCCACGCCGAGGAGCTTTCGAGCTATGAGCGGAAATATGACAGAACGGATGGCTTGGAGGTCAGGGGGGGCAAAACCCTCAAATTTAGAGGAGCAGATAGCCCGGCAAATGTGGCGAACACCGGATGCCAATTGCGGGCGAGGGCCGAGTTCAGCCGAGCGAATGGATTGGAAAATAAAGAACAAAATGCCGATCTCGATCAACGATCAAGTACGCCACCCAGAAAAAATGTGGCCGACTCCCAACGGATTGTGGCCCACGCCAAACACGATGGATCATCTGCCCCAAAGATCAGCCGAGAGTTTGACCCGCCAAGCCACCAGAAGCAGAGCAGGTCGAACCAAGCTATCGAACTTGAGAGAGCAGGTCAATCCTGGCACAGTGAAAATGTGGAAGGCACTAAACGATCAAGTACGCCATCCCGAAAAAATGTGGCCGACTCCGACAGTCCAAGATTCAAAGAGCAACGGCTCAGAATCTCAACAGAAAAGGAATACCAAGCCTCTGAATGCGGAAGTTTCTGGGCAACTGAACCCAACGTGGGTAGAGTGGCTGATGGGGTACCCTCAAGGGTGGACAGACTTAAAGGATTAGGCAACGCGGTTGTGCCGCAAATACCTTATCAGTTAATGATGATGATTAAACAATTAAACCCAGCCATACGGGGGCAATAAGCGGGTATGGCCAAGGATAAGAATTATGCAAATGAGTAGAACCGAAGCCACTAGAGCGGCTTTAGCCAACTCGGTTGGCACCTCTGGCCAGGCAGATGTTAATAGCAGTGTGTCAGCCATTGTTGATAACACCAACACCGTTAATCACGGCGTGGCAGTTAAGGCACTCAGCAGTAATACTGATACCGTTTGGGTTGGGCTGGAATCTTCGACTAGTGCCACTAATGGCGTCGAACTCAATCCTGGCGAAGGGGTTACGCTGAAGATCGATCAACTGGCTAAAGTCTTTGCTTTCGCTACCACTGGAACCCAGAAGATTAGCTATGTGGCGACATAGGGGGCTGAGATGAAATTCCATGATTTTAGTCCGTTCTATAGATCTTCGGAAGGTATCAAGCCCAAGGTTTCAGGTGATCGACTGTTAGATAGTCCGTTGGTAGCGGATGTTCAGAGTGGTGCGAGTTACAGGTTCGATGGTAGTGATGATGTGGTGGCTATAGCACACAGCACAGCACTGGAACCGTTACTGGGTGGGTTTACTGCTAGTTGCTGGTTTAAAACGTCGATGGCTTCAAATGTTCGAGCTCCGCTTTTCGACAAAAGGCAACCTACCTACGGGACTGGATGGAACTTTTATCTGGGCAATGAAGATAAGTTTGTTTCTAGTATTGAAGATTCTGGGAGTAGTGTTGTTGATGCAGAATCTTTAGTAGTTTCAGCCAAAGACGGGAAGTGGCATCACGCTGTGATGACTTTCTCTAGGGGTTCGACCAATACTGTTAATTTTTATTTAGATGGAGTTAATGTTGGTACTACAACAACTGCAAATGTTCAGGGAAGCGTAACTAATTCTAGTGTCCCTTTAAATATTGGGCGTTTTGAGGATAGTTCTGGCACTGTCAAGTGGATGGATGGCGAAATCCGTCAAGTCCGACTCCACAATCGTGCCTTATCAGCCGACGAAGTAAGAGCAGCTTATTCGGGACAGGCTGTGTCGTATGAGTATACGGGGGCTAGTCAGGCGAATTTGGTAACTAACCCATTAAACAGCGCTTATAGTCCAGATTCTAACTGGGCTAAGCAAACTGGTTGGGCGATTAATACTACCACGAACCCTACTAAGGCTGAGTGCCGGACAACAGACGATTATTCTTTTTACAATACGCCTGATAATCAAGTCAAGGGGAAACGATATAGAATTACCTTTACTATATCGGATTATGTATCAGGTGGGGTAACTGTTGATGATGATTACAACCAAGATCGGACTCTTTTTGACGAAAATGGCACACATACGCATGAGTATACGGCTACTACAACCCATACTATATTTTTTGGACAGAACGGAACAACTACAAATTTAGATATTAGTGACATCTCAGTAGTTCAACTCGGTTGCGTGGCTGAATACCTGCCGACAGGCATCAACAGTACTCAATGGGTAGACACCTCTGGTAATGGGCTTAACGGGTCTACCAGTACGGCTACAGCCGTTAATCACGAAGTCGGCACAATTACGGCAACAGGCGTGGTTGAAGTCAACAATGGTATCAAGTTCCCTGCTACAGCGGTGGCTAGTGCGGATGCTAATACGCTGGATGATTATGAAGAGGGTACTTGGACTCCAGTTGCTATAGGGACTACTTCCAACCCAACTGCCCCAAGTGCTTGGGGAACATATACAAAAATCGGGCGATTGGTAACTGTTGACTTTTATGTTCAGTGGGCTGCCAGTGGAGTCTCTGCTGGCGTTGGCGATCTAAAAATTAGCGGATTGCCGTACAACTCTGATTCTGCGGGAACTCACGGGCAATCGGGTGTAATTGCATATGCTTGGGGGTGGGGAACTGCCAACAGGGGTGCGCCGAGTTCACTTTATGTACATCAGGGGACGGACGACTTGATGGTTCGTGTCGCTGATTCAGACCTTGGCAATAAAACTGTTACTGCTGTTGAAAGTGCTAGTGCTGCGGATGTTACCAATAGCACTCTCTTTGGTGGGAGTATAACTTACAGGGTTTAAGGAGCAAATAAATGGCAACAACAATACAAGAAATCGAACAAATCGACGCAATCGAGTGTCTGCCGAGCGGTGCGGTGCAGATCAAAAAAGGCACTTATTATAAGAAGACAGTAACCGAAACTCTGCCAGTGATGGAGACTTACGAGGTTAGTCGTGAGCCAGTGCTGGGCGAGGATGGCAATCCAGTGATGGAAACCAAAGCGGTGCTGGATGATGACGGTAACTTAGTGCTGGACGATGATGGCAACGCAGTTACTGAAGAAGTCGCAGTTGAGAATGTTGAATATGGTGAGCGTGATACGGGTGAGACTAGAGAAGTTAGCACCCCAACGCTGTCTCACGTTGGCAACTGGCGAGGGGTGATCGATTTGCATAACACAGGCCGAGCGGCTGAACTGCTAGGCGAGAAAGCCAAGATCGCTTATGCTCACTGGGCCACTTTCGCTCCACCGTCAGAACCCGAAGCCGAACAGTTAGCCAAGCCTGACGAATCTAATACGGTGGCTGAGATCAAGGCTTATCTGGATCAGGAAGAGATCGCTTATACCAGTAGTCAGACTAAATCTGAATTGTTGGCCTTAGTGCCAGCAGAAGGAGACGGCGATTCTGAGTAATGGCTATCCATGAATATCGAGATCATCTGATTATTACCAATCCAACCGGCGGCGGCCAATACCAGGCTGATATTTATTCTTTTGAGAAGATGACTGGCTACCTTCAGTTGCCGCCAGATGTCAGGGACCGGCAAGAAGTGCTGATCGCTCAAACGGCTGAACACGCGCTGTCAAAAGGGCAATCCTATGTTGATGGTTGCATAACTGGACTGTTTCCGCTGGCATGATGATTAAGATATTGAACAATATGAGGGGCAGGGTAAAAGAGGCGATTGAACAGCCCTTACGCCCGCCACTCGCCAAGCCCCTTATCAATTCAGATGCCGAGTTAGTTAAAAAAGAAAAACAACAGATCGAGGCTTACAGCAGTAAGCGATATTGGCTTCGACAACAGAAATTTGGTTGGTAAATGTCTCGTTTAGTAGATTTAAGCCTTTATAGAAAGCCGTTTTTACGCCAGATGGTGCCAACCGAGATGATGGGGCTAGAACAGGCCATCGAAACTATCAACGCACCTGATAAAGAGCCGTCAGATTGGCTAACCGAAGCGGTGAAGATCGTTTATCAGGACGATCCGAGCCAATTGATCGCCAATCAGCAACCGATGGTTAATTCGATGACGGCTTTGCTAAAAATCTATGGCAAAACCAGGCAGATGCTGGCGCTAGAACCCAACCAAACCCAACGGCGCATCATCGAAGCCGCCTTTGCCATGCAAGACGAAGGTAAACCGATCCGCATCATTGAGATGAAAGGGCGTCAACAGGGCAGCAGCACCGGCATCGGTGCCTATTGTTTCTTGCGCTCGATCTGTGAACCCAACACCAATAGCCTGATAATCACTGAGGAAAAGGGCGGTTCAGCTAAAAATATCTTTCAGATGTACAAAACTTTTGCCGAACATCTCCCGATAGAGCTAGCCCGCGAGTTCACCCGCGAAGGCACCTTGATGAAATTTGCCCAGCCGGTAAACAGCCAAATCCGAGTCGAAGGCGGCCAGATCACTTCGTTCACTTTCCAGATCGTTCATTTGTCCGAAGCGGCTTTCTTTCGCAACTTGAGAGATACCATCTCTATGTTGTACCAGACAGTGCCTGACACGCCAGATAGTGCCATATTCTTAGAAACGACGGCCAACCGGCATGGCGATGACTTCCATCAGGAATGGATGCGGGCCGTTGAAGGTAAATCCGACTTTTATCCGTTATTTATTCCATTTTATGAGCATGAAGAGTATCAAATTGAGTTTGAGACAGAACAACAAAAAGAACAGCTAGCCAACAGCCTCGGCAGTAAAGACAGCCACCAATACGGTAACGAACAGTTATTGATCGACAGCCATGACGGGCTGACATTAGAAAAAATGAACTGGCGTCGCCATGCTATCCGTAACCGTTGTGCCGGTTCGGTTTTCGAGTTCGATAGACAGTATCCCAGTACCTGGGAAGTTGCCTTCAGCACCCAAACGATTTCTATTTTCGATCTGCATCGGGTGGCCCAGTTGAAATCTTTAGCCCCTGTACCAGAGTCAGGCCAGTTTGTCAGCACTGCTTCAGCCGTTCAGTTCCAACCGACTAACATACCGTTAGCCAGGATTTACAGTTTCCCTGAGAACGGGTACAAATCTGGTTATATCATCGGTTGCGACGTAGCTGAAGGGTTGGATACCGGCGACTATTCTTGTGCGGTAATCGTTAAACGGTTGCCGTTGGAAGTGGTGGCCGTGATTCGGGCCAGCCAGGGCGATCAAATGACGCTCGATGATTTCGCTGAACAGGTCCGGTTAGCGTCAACCTTCTATGGTAACGCCCATATCTGTGTTGAGTCTAACGCTGACGGTTCGGCTGTCAATCTATTACTAGCCGAACGCGGGGCCAAGAACCTGTTACGCGAAAAAGACATCGATCTCAGCGAAAGCAGTCGTTACGGCTGGCGTAATACTAGCAGCACCCGCCGTTTGGGGGTGGCGCTATTACAAACCCATTTCAACAAAGGCGAGTTTGCCATCTACGACGGCCAGATACTGCAAGAACTGACGAATTTTGTTACTGTCAACGGCAAACCTCAAGCGGCCAAGAAAGGCCAAGCCCGTAAGCCTGGCCAGGACGATCAGGGCTGGTTTGACGACGGTGTTTTCGCTTGTATCTCGGCTGTTTTGGCCCATGAAGGGATGCCCGCCCCCAAACCCAGCCGCTGGTTAGAGCAAAAAGAACGGCAAGCCGAGCGACGGCAATGGGAAGAAGAACGAAAACCTCAATCGGTATGGAATTATGTCTAGTTTGCATTTAGTTAGCATTTCTGGTGGTTTAGCTTCTGCTGTGGCGGCGAATCGGGTTTTATCTGAATTTGATAATGTTGAACTTTGGTTTGCCGATACCTCTTGGGAAGACCCCGACTTGTACCGATTCCTTGATGATTTGGAAAAATACTGGGGGGAAAGTATTACTCGATACCAAGACGGAAGAACACCGCCAGAAATTTTTGAGGAAGAAAATATTATTGGCTCTAATCGCTTTTTGTCCTGTACTCGAAAGCTGAAAATAAAACCTTTTGTGAGCCACGTTAAAAATAATTTACCTTGTACTGTCTATCTAGGGTTAGATTGGACTGAAACCCACCGCATTAAAAAACCCAAAGAACGCTATCAAAAAATAGGCGCGTTAATAGATTTTCCTCTCTTGTGGAATCCAAAACTGTTAAAACGCGACTATATGCAACTGGTTGAAAGTTGGGGAATTGAAATCCCTGAAATGTACCGTCAAGGATTTTCGCATAACAACTGCGGAGGGTCTTGTTTCCGCCAAGGCGCTTATGCATGGAAAAAGTTACAGCAAATTAACCCAAGCCGGTTTAATTGGATGATGGAATGGGAAAAGCAGCAACAAAAAAAAATTGGCCCTCACACTATTTTAAAAAGTAAATCATTAGCTGATTTGCAATTCGATTCTGATCAGCCGGTTTTGTCTGGTTTGGATGATGAGGGCTGTTTTTGTGCGTGGTAATTTTATAAATAAGGCGCAATTATGTCTAACACACTAGAAAGTTTTGAGTTAATCAACGACGAAGATGATTTATTGGCAGCCATCCGATCCATGCGGAACGAAGCCGAGGATGCTATCAGCCAACGGGTTAAAGTGGCCCGTAAGTCGTGGTTGTATTTTTTGGGTAACCAATATCTGATCGAAGAGGGCGAGGCTTTAGTCGAAGCCGAGGTACCATCTTGGAAATTCAGGCTGACTCGTAATATTGTGGCCCCCGTCGTGGACACTTTAGCCCCGATACTGGGCCAGGCTAGGCCCAAATATTTTATTAGGGCCGATTTCCCTGACTTAGATGCGGTTGTCAGTCAAAACGAACTAGGTATGCCAATCCCTACCGGTATGACAGACAAGGAATTAGCCGAGAAACTAGAAGAAATATTAGAGATGACGCACCAGCGCCGAGGCGAAGGCTTGGAAATCTCTAAGCTGTTGATGGACGTGTTAGTCAACGGCACCGGCTTCAGAAAAGTCCATTATTGCCCGTACAGCAAACAGATCAAGTTGCCTATTCTGCCTTTCGAGGACGTCTTAGTCGATCCGATGGCTACCAGGCTAGATTTCGCTGACGCTAAATATACTATCGTTCGCACCTATCTGGACGCGGCAGACATCGAGAACCTGTACGGGCTGAAAGAGTCCGATTATGCCGAAGGCAGTGATCACAACTCGGCCAACACTGACAGCAGTGTCCACAGCGGGCGCGGATTTTTGCGACGGGTACGAAACTTTTTCAAGAGTCCTCAGGGCGACCTGAACAACGAAACTCGATACGAACGGCGGCGCTATCCGGTTTATGAAGTTTATTTCGATGCCGATCATGGTATTAGCGAGGCGTTCGATTACCGATTCGACGCTGAATCGGGCCGAAGCCAGCGAACCAGGGTAGTGGTTTGCGTCAATGAACGCAAAATCGTTTATGACGAACCTAACCCCTATTGGCATAACGAGTTTCCAGTCATCGCCTATACTGCTTCACCGCTGCCGCATGTTTTTCATGGCCGATCTGAAGTCGAACCCTTGTTGTCGATCCAGGACGGTACCAACATCCTTTATAACACCGTCATCAGTAACGCTTTGCTGATGTCTAACAGCCAATGGCTGGTCGAAGATGGTTCAGTCGATTACGGTGATCTGACAAACCAGCCAGGCTTGATCGTGCCGGTTGAGGACTTGACTAAAGTGCAACGCATCCCGCCAGCCCCAGTACCTGGCGATGTGCTTGGCTTAGTCAAAGAACTGGAGCAGACAAGCCAACAGCAGACGTCGGGTGTCAGTCCGGTACTGCAAGGCCGAGAACCAGGCTCTAACGCTAGCGGTAAGATGGTTTCTTTGCTAACTGGTAACGCTTATTCTCGGCAAGTGCCGAAGATACAGGCTTTAGATGACAGCTATCGGCGACAGGCCAGAGTCGAGATCAGTTTGTTGCAACAATACAAACAATTCGATGATCCGCGTGAGACTATGACTTACGATCAGGGCGAAAACTTGTTATTTAACGAAGCTATGCGAGAACTGCTGTATTCAGTCGAAATCGATAGCAAAGCCGATGCACCGCTTAACCAAAGCGATAAGATCAATTACGCTTTTGCTATGGTTCAGGCCGGTGTTTTCGATGTCAAAGAATTTATCAGATATACGGGCGTGGAACTGAGCGAGGAACGGCGATCAGAGATATTTGACGCCATCGATCAGGCCCAAGCCTTACAACAACAGTTGGCCAGCAACCCCGTCCAGGGATTGGCCGATATTGCCGCCAGTAATCCCGCCGGTGCGGGCCTGGCACCTAACCAAGTAGCGAACCAATTAGGAGCGTAAGCTATGAACGAGCAACCTGTCAGCCCAACTTCAACTGAAGCAACTGAGGCCGAGGACTCCAATAACGTTGACCCAATAGACGCCGAGCTAAACACCCTGCGAGAGAATCTGGATAAGCAACGCTTAAACGCTAGCCAAAAGATCACCTCGATGGGCCAAGAGAAAGCCGATTTACAAGCCCAGTTGCAGCAGCAACAGGCCGAGATCGCCCAACTCAAAGCTGGTGGATATACGGATACTCAACCCCAAGAAGATGATTTATTTCAGCGAGCAGTCAGGGAAATGGCGCATGAGATTGTTGACTTAAAACGAGTCCAATCCGAGAGCCAGCAAGCGGCTGCGGCTGATACCAAGATTCAAGAATTGCAAAAACAGTTCGGGGTTAGTGTCGATGACGCTAAACTTATCAGCGAATATAACGAGTCTGGTGATTTCGCCAGTGCTTACCGAGTGGCCGAGTTAAACAATATCCGCAACCGTCGCAAGACGGAACAAGCGGGCCAACGGGCCACCGCTGGCGCACCATTACCGCAAGCTAGAGCTAACACCTCGTCTAAGCCGACACCAGTCAGCGAAAACGAACTAGCCGATCAGCTTGAACGGATGTCGCCCACAGAACGGGCCTCGGCTATCGCTAAAAACCCTGATCTGTTGCAAGTACTCAGGCGCTAGGGTTTAGATTAACCCCGCGCCGTTGGGGGTAATACAATGGCCGCAATAGGTGGTTCAGGTACCACAATTTTACAACAGATCGAGATGGCAACTCTGCCATCACAACAGGGCTTAAACACAGCCCTATTATCAAAAACTAGCCCTTTACTGAGGGTTTTACAAGAAAGCGCCAAGCGTGAAACCGGATCACCGATTCGGGCGCACGTTAGGTATAACCGCAACAATACGCAGTGGTATGAAGGTAGCGCCCAGCTTACCGCCACGCGTACTATCGCGCTATCTGCCGACGACAGTCAGACGGGAACTTCCCAGTTCGCTCAGGCCGAATACGGCTGGAAGAATTTATCAGTCAATGTTTCGATCTCAGAAGATCAGTTAGTCGAGAACGCTGGACTCAACATCAATGATCTGCTGAATATCGATAACATTTCGGGCATACCGGAGCGGGACAGAAACACGGTGTTTAACGTCTTTGCCCGTGAAGCCGAACTAATGGCCGACGACATGTCGGACAGTATGGCCACCGCGTTATGCAACTTCACCAGTGCGGGCGCTTTCGGCACTAGCGCCGATCACAATTCAACTGGTGCTGTTAACAGTATTTTCAGCCTGTTAGATAAAGGTTCTTTTGGTGGATTGGCCGCCAACGCCTTAGGCACATTCACTGACGACGGGTTGCTCAATCTGTGGATGGTGGATAACTCTAGCGGCGGGATAACTGGATCGACTACCAACAAATGGCAAGCTCGGTTAGGTGAAATCGGCCACTCGGCCTTAGATGCCGCTGTTGAAGATAACTTGTCTAAACAGTTGCTAGGTATCGCTCTACACGACACCGCCCAAGGTGGCATCGATGCAGTGGATTACGTTTTCTGTAACCCACGAATTTATGTTGCTTTAGAAATGTTGCTTGAAGGGCAAACCCAGCGCGACGAAACCATGTCTAACATCGGTTTCAATCAAAACATGACTTGGAACAGCTTCGGTACAACCATTATGGCTGATCCGTATGTGCCTGTCCATTCCGTGATTGGTATTAACAGCAAGCACACCTATTTAGCTATCCATCCATCATTAGATTCTCAGTTCTCAGGTTTCAAAACGCACCCCGATAGAGCAGTCATCGAAGGGCAATTGAAGCTGAAAACGCAGCTAGTCTGCGACGATAGAGCTAAGAATTTCTGGCTTTACTTGGGCGATGCCGGTCCATACAAAGTCGGTGGAACCAATATAGCTTAATCCTTATCGGGGCAGGGCTTCGGCTCTGTCCCCCTTTCTATATAGATATAAAAATTATGGCTTTTACATTGAAAGAACTCCGACAGCGGCTGAGATTACGGCTGGGCGATCCTGGCGGTAATTTTATTAGCACCAGCGCCACCTATACCGACGCCAGCAACCCTATCGACGAAGAAGCCATGATCATCAACGACTCGGCCCGCCAGGTGGCGGCTGATTTGTATCGTAACGGCGTTTCGTTGCTGACTGGCCGTCAAGAGTTGGCTTTAGAACCCAACCAAACCGAATATGCTTTGCCCGCCGATACGCTGGGCGTGCAAGAAGTTTTTTGGAACACCAGTAATATCAGGCACGAAGTCGAGCAACGCCCGTTACAGAGTTTTCAGGATATTGATCGTACCGGATCTCGGCCCGAAAAGTTCGATGTTTGGGGCCAAACGGCTGAAGTGGTGGCCACCACTTACGCTACCGCTGACACTTATATCGGTGATAGCACCTATGCCGATCATACGGTCAAGATCGGCAACTATTACAACGAACGGGGCGAAGCCAAATCAACCGATTACAGCGCCATCAAAACCGGCGATATTTTGCATAACCTGGACGACGATTCTGAAGCCGTTATCACCAATGTGGCCACCGATACGGCCACACCAAACAATTATTACCTGACAGCCAAGCTGACTGGCGGCCAAGCCAATTTCACCCGTTACGGTGATCGTGTCCAGATCGAACGGGCCGATAAAACCTTGCCGCTACTCCATATCTGGCCTACCGTCGAACGCTCCGAACTGGTGGAAGTGGTTCAAACCGGCGTGGTATCGGATTTCTTGAATAACGATGTTTTTGTCAGTGTTCGTAACTCTAATCGGGCCACAACTACCATCCCAGCCGTCAAGGGCGGCGGCACTCTAACCGATCTAGCCCCGTTTTATCTCTACGGCGTGAGACTGACAGGCGGTTCACCCGACGGCAGACGCAGCATCCTGGGCATCGATGAACTCACCAATTCGGGTAACTGGACCGCTACCGTCAAAGATGTTGCCAGCCAATACTTTATCAGAGAATCCAGCGATAGCGTGATCATCAAACCCAACCAGCCGGTTTATATCTCTGATCGGGGCGGCGAATCGTCGGACGCCAATTCTAGCATCTATGAGTTCGCCTTTTCTAGCGGTGATCCGAGCTTCACCGATTGCACTTACGAGATTTTAAGACTCAAACATAACGAGCGTTTACAGGTTTATTACGCCCGTTACCCTACCGAACTGGCCGAGCCAGGCGACGCCAACGACGCCCAACCGCAACTAGAATTACCCGAAATCGCTTTAGAGGCCATGATGTGTTATGCCGAGTACCTTTGTTATCTGAAGGCCGAAGGCGGGCGCAATAACCTATCCTCGCAAGCCTACGCGCTATATGAACTGCAATTACAAAAGATTCAGAAATTCCAGCGCACCCGTAACATTCGCGGCAGCCGACAAGTGCGAAATGTGATGTATGGAGTTGGTTCCTTTTGAGTCGCTGGCAACGAGTCCCGTCTGTTGATAAGCCTGATTTTCGCTCACCGGTAGATCGTGAAGTGTTGCTGTCGTCAGGGGTAACTATCACTGATGGCGTAGACGGCAAGCTCAACCGAGCCGAAGCCGAAACCTCATTAGCTTCAGGTGTTACCGTTACTGACACTGTAACCGCTAGCCGTGATGTAGTGATTGGCGGTGTTTCAGCCCCAATAGCCGCCGGTGTAACTGTCAGCGACGCCGTTACTGGTGTCCATAACAGTAGCGAAACCAACCGAGAAGCGTCATTGGCCTCAGGGGTTACCGTTACCGATACCGTATCTGGCAGTAAAAAAGGGCCGATTGAAGCCAGAGAAACGGCCTTGGCCTCAGGTGTAACCGTTACTGATGCTGTGGCTGCTGTCCATAACAGCAGCGAATCTAA